AGGAATGAAACTTATAATAGAAAATTGGAATAAGTTTGTCAATGAGGCGTTTCCAGATGTGCCCGCCGCATACACCCCTACTAACAAAACAACAAAACTAGGATCCCCAAAAGATCCAGATGAGAACAAAAAAAAAGAAGAATTAAAAAACCAATTAAAAGCAAAAATGGGCATCGATCTAGACAAGGGCGTCGAACACCTTGTTGCTAAATACAAAGAAGTATTAGAAGCACAGAAAAAACCAGAAAACAGAACTATGGACATATACTACGCCCTAAACGATATTAAACAAGAGATATCTACGAAGGCTTACCTTGATCACAATGTTGATATTGACGATCTCCTTGAAGACGAGGGTGTATCCGCTGAAGTATGAAAGAAAAGATACTAGCTTTCTGTCTAAAACACTGGAAGGAGATCGGGCTTGTCCTGCTCCTTCTTGTTGTGTTTGGTAAGTCGCAATACGATATGCGCAACATTATAAAGGCGCACGAGATCTCTGAGCAGTCTATGCGAACCCAGATAGAGAACCTTAAATCCTTCCACGCGAAAGAACTAGAACTACGCGATGAGGCAATAGAGAAGTATCAGGCAGAACTCCAAGCACTTGAAGAGCAATACGAGATAAGACTTGTTGAGATCGAGACCTTGACAAAAGAAGAAAAAGAGATTATAATAAAGGAGTTCACAGAAGATAAGGAAGCCCTTATCCAAAGATTCATAGATACCTACGGATTATATTATGTTCAGTAACTTGCTTTTGGCTCTCGCGATGTCGGTGGCACACGCAGACGAACCAACCTTCACCATCGTTGGTGAAAACGAGCCCGCGCCTTTTGCGGGCGTTTTGCTTAGCCCACCAGCAGCCGCAGAGATACTTACGACTCACGATGAACAGCAAGCCAAGTGTGACTTGGAGATCGAGTTCCAACTAGACAAGGCTGGCTCTGATTGCGACTTTCACAAGCGACTCATTGAGATTCGTGCTGAGGCTTGTGAAGAAGCAAGAGAAGCCGAGAACAGAGCAAAGAATCTTGAGATAGATGCGCTCAAGGCAACCATCAAGAAGCAAGCCCCACAGCGCAAGTGGCTATGGTTCGCTGGTGGTGTGGTAGCCGGAGGTCTAACCTATTATGGTATTCAGCAAGCGGTGACCCAGTGAGCAAGGACTTAGACTACATCGCAAAAGTGGAGCAAGCCATTGCGGACAAGTATGGCGATGAGACCATCCAGAATCCCAAGGCAGATTGGGACGAGAACAAAGAAAAGATCTATTTGGAACAGATGCGAGATCTTTATAAGAAACAAAAGAAAAACGACGAAGCCAATGACAAAGTAGAACTAAATGGTATAAAGGTTTCAAGAAAACTACTTAATAGAGAATCCAAGACAGGGTGCCCTGTTTGTGGTGCCTTCTCGTATTCTACCCGAGATGACGTATCGCTCGTAAAACATGACTGCTGTTACAAGTGTTACATCAAATGGGTCGAGGGAAGAGAAGAAAGATGGAAAGAAGGTTGGAGACCAAATGAAAATCACAAAAACCAGACTTAAAGAAGTTATCTTAGAGGTCATAAAAGAAGAAGAAGTTCAACTGATAGACAGAGACTCAGAAGAAATTTTTGACGACATCGTTTCCAGTCTTACTATCTTAAAAGATGATGAAAGCAAAAAACCAATACTGCTTGGTATTTTAGATTCTCTAAACAACCCAAGCAAAAACGAAGGGCAACACATGATGGGCGGAATCGATGCCGACGATCACGAAGTTGAAATGGCTCTCTCTGATCTTCACAAGTTAGAGAAGTACGCCCCCGAAGTCGCGCATCTAGCATCACAATATTCTAACCTACCCGGATGGGTTCAATCAAAAATTACTCTTGCTGCCGACTACTTAGGTAAAGTCTATCACTATTTAGATGGCAAGCACAATAAAGGAATGGAATAATGGCAACAGTTTACGAAATCGTTCAGGGCTTATCACAAGCCGCAGCAAATGCTTACGACGGCGCGATGACCGAAGATGGTGAGCCCGTTAAGGTAGGATTAAAGAGGGAGGAAGGCGACCCCCTTATTGACAAGAGGGTTATGGATGGCTTTAATGTTAAGTTCCACGGCAACATCATGCGCCTTTCTTATATGTCTGAGGTTACCTTGAAGGAAGTGTATGCCAACGGTTTTGAGTCTGATGTCGAAATACAGATGAATGAGATTGTTAAGTTCCTCAAGAAAGAAGCTCGCAAGATTACTGGTGCCACCCCCTCACTAACCAAGCAAGGCGAGATCGATATTCGTGTAGAAAATTCCTCTCGTGTTCGTTCTTGGGTTACTGCTGTTCTTGAATACAAGGTCGGCGGTATGGAAGAGGTTTCCGTCGTCGGTGAAGCAACCGAAGACAAGCTTGCTGCTGGCTGGGAGGCTTTTATGTCCCAAGGCGGATATGGCAAGCGTGCCCCCAACGACAAGCGACCAGCAAGCTCCGGCAAGAAAGAATAAAGAAAGATGAATGCCGAGATTAACGAAAAAACAAATACTTAAAGAAGTCGTTAAGTGTGGTAAAGATCCTTCTTACTTTCTAAAAAACTATGCCCGCATCTCTCACCCGATGCACGGGCTTATGTTGTTTAAGACATACGATTATCAGGATGTCCTTCTAAACGACTTCAATGACTACCGATTCAATGTTATTAACAAAGGGCGCCAGCTAGGTATCTCAACGATTACGGCTGGTTACATTGTTTGGATGATGTTGTTTCATCGTGATAAGGCTATCCTTGTCATGGCGACTAAGTTTGAAACAGCAGGCAACTTGGTGCGAAAAGTCAAAAATATCATGAAGAACCTTCCTGACTGGATCAGGATTGCAAATATTACAACCGACAACCGCACGTCCTTTGAGTTGTCTAATGGTTCTTCTATCAAGGCTGCCTCCACCTCTGGCGACGCTGGTCGTTCTGAGGCACTATCACTTCTCGTTCTTGACGAGGCTGCACACATTGAGGGCCTAGAAGAACTGTGGACTGGTCTATACCCAACGCTATCTACTGGCGGTCGCTGTATTGCTATCTCTACACCAAACGGTGTTGGTAACTGGTTTCATAAAACTTGCGTAGGTGCCGAGACCAATGAAAATAATTTCCATCTCACAACGCTTATGTGGGACGTTCATCCTGATAGAGATGAAGAGTGGTTTAAGAAAGAAACCAAGAATATGTCCAGAAGACAGATCGCACAGGAGTTGGAGTGCAACTTCAATACTTCTGGTGAAACTGTTATTGATCCAGAGAACATGGAATGGATTATGGCTAACATCAGAGAGCCCAAACACAAGACTGGTTTTGATAGAAACTTCTGGATTTGGGAAGAGTATGACCCGAGTTGTAACTATCTTATGGCGGCAGACGTAGCCAGAGGCGACGGAGCCGATAGTTCTACATTCCACATACTAAAACTTGAAACGATGGAGATCGTAGGCGAATACATGGGTAAACCAACGCCCGACTTATACGCTAACATGCTCAATCAAGTCGGCAGAGAGTTTGGTAATTGTATGATGGTTGTAGAAAACAACTCTATTGGCTATACGGTAATAGATAAACTCATAGAGTATGCTTATCCAAATCTTTACTATTCTATCAAGTCTACGCACGAATACATCGACCAACATCTCGGTGAACACAGGTCTGGTGCTATCGCCGGTTTCTCAACTACAAGTAAGACCAGACCCCTCATCGTAGCCAAGCTAGAAGAGTTTATGAGAAACAAACTAGTTAAGACGTATTCTTCGCGTTTAGCAAACGAGTTTCGTACTTTTATTTGGTACAACGGGAAGCCACAAGCCATGAGGGGCTACAATGATGACTTGGTAATGGCTCTTGCGATTTGTTGTTGGGTTCGAGATACAGCCTTACAGACAAACTCCAGGGACCTTAACTATCAAAAAGCATTTATTGATTCTATAATGACTTCTAGAACTACCCTAAATACGCAGATAAGAGGACAAATTGGCTACACAGGCGAAGATAATACTAGTAAAATGAACGAAGCAAAAAACCTATATTCACAACATATGTGGATAATCAAGTGAGATAACAAATGGCACCAAAAAATCCAAAACAAGGCAAGAACCCCGCTAATAGAGATTCACAATTATTCAAGTCTTTGACTCGTCTATTCTCAGGTCCTATTATTAATTACCGCTCCGAATCTGGTCGTAAGATTCGCAGACAACACTTAGATAAATACTCAACTAAATTTAAGTCTGCATCTGGGCAACAGTTTAAAAAGCAATCTTACAACCCACTCGACACCATCGCTGCAAACGCTATTGCAAACCAGCGCCGGTCAGAACGCTACATTGATTTCGATCAGATGGAGTACATGCCCGAGCTTGCTTCTGCTTTGGATATCTACGCAGATGAGATGACCACATTCTCTGCTCTTTCACCAATGCTAAATGTCAAGTGCCGCAATGATGAAATCAAAGCTGTCCTCAACATTCTTTATCATAATATAATGAATGTCGAACACAACCTTTTTGGTTGGTGCCGCACTATGTGCAAGTATGGCGATTTTATCTTATACCTTGATATAGATGATGAAATCGGCATCAAGTCTAGTATTTCCCTTCCACTACAAGAGGTCGAGAGACTAGAAGGGCTTGACTCTACAAACCCCAACTATGTTCAGTACCAGTGGAACTCGGCAGGAATGACCTTCGAGAACTGGCAGATTGCTCACTTCCGTATCTTGGGTAATGATAAGTATTCTCCATACGGGACCTCTGTTCTTGAGCCAGCCCGCCGTATCTGGCGTCAGCTAACCCTCATGGAAGATGCAATGATGGCGTACCGCATTGTTCGTTCTTCTGAGCGTAAGGTGTTTAAGATTGACGTT